GCTGCCCTCTGGGCGCGTCGGATTCCGCGCGGGCGGTGAGACGTGGAAGATGGGGGCGGAGAAGATTGAGGCGACAACCCCCGCGCTCCTTGCTTTTGTAAAGGAGAATGATAGCTCCTTCGTGGCAGTCAAAGAGACTGTGCGCTGGGGTGACTACAAGAAGACGCTCAACGTCATGGAGGACGGGCGCGTCGCCACGTCAGACGGTCAGATCATCGAAGGAATGACCGTCACAAAGGGCGAGCCGAGCTTTTATGTGGAGGTGGCGAAATGAGCAGAGCAATTCTGGTGTACGGGGAAAGCGGGAGCGGCAAGACAACGTCGCTCCGCACGCTCGACCCCGAGCGCACCTTTATCGTTGATGCTGATCGCAAGGGGCTCTCGTGGAAGGGCTGGAAGAAGCAGTACAACGGCGCAAAGAAAAACTACACGCAGACCTCGAGCGTTCTGACGATCGAGACGATCTATCAGAAAATGCAGGGAGAATGGGCGGACAAGTTCGACACGCTTGTCATTGACGGTCTTACCACAATCATGGTGGACGATGAGATGCGCAGAGCGAAGGAACGCGGATTTGATAAGTTCGTTGACCTCGCGCAATGCGTGTGGAATATCGTTTCAGATGCGCACCTCTTGCGTGAGAATCTGACGGTCGTCTTTATCGCTCACTCACTCACGGAGCATGATGAGAGCGGCTACCAGTGGACACACGTCAAGACAGGCGGGCGTAAGCTCGACAAGATTGTACTCGAATCCAAATTCACGACGGTGCTCTGGGCAAAGGCTCTGGATGGGCGTCACGTCTTTGTGACACAGGCCGATCACTCCACGGCGAAAAGCCCGATGGATTGTTTCGAGAAGGAGATTCCGAATGACATGGCTGCGGTCATCGCGGCACTGAAGAAGTATGAGGAGGACGATGACAATGATGAAGAAGCCAAATAACTGGGACGCAACCCCCGCAGTCACAGGGGAATACATTCCTCTGCCGCCGGGCGGCTATGAGTGCCGCATCGTGAAGGTGCAGCTGGGCGAGTCAAAGAGCGGCGCAGAGATGCTGACGATTGCTTTCGATATTGAGAGCGGCGCGTATGCGGGCTACTATCGCAAGCAGTACGAGGGGCGCAAGGCAAGCAATGCTGATGCGAAATGGGGCGGCATGTACTACCAACTCACGGCTGGTGATCATCAAGGGCGCTTCAAGGGCATGCTCCAGAACATTGAGAAATCCAATCCCGGCTACACATGGGACTGGAACGAACAGAGCCTTGTAGGCAAACTCTTCGGCGGTAAATTCCGCGAAGAGGAGTATATCTACAACGGCAAGATTTACACCTCTACCAAGTGCATTGGCATCCTGCCGATTGAGGGCATTGAGGCAATCACACCGCCTGAAAAAAAGTGCATCGAGCAGGAGATGCGCAACGGATACAGCACTGACAGCACTGACGACGACATTCCGTTCTGATGGTGCTCCTAGGTGATGTTGTGGAGGAGCGGGATGATGGCATTACGGTCTTCGTCCCGTTCCCTCATGACAAGAAAAAGCCGGAGGGCTATCAATCCGTTGTCGGTGTGGAGCTTGTCGACAAACGACACATATCGGCAGACCAACGAAAGAAAGCCTATGTGCTGATTTCCTACATCGCCGCATGGTGGGGCTACACTCCACTGGAAGCCATGAAGGAAATGCTGAAGCTGATGTTCATCGGCGAGGCTGAGACGCTGCGGCGGACGTTCTCACTGTCTGACTGTGATATGACGACCGCACGGCTGTTTATCACGTATCTCATCGACTTCTGTATTCTTCACGGGGTTGACGTAGGAGAGCCGCTATATCAACTCTCAGAGGACATCCCGCGCTATGTGTGGGCGTGCCTCATGAATAAGCGGTGCGCGGTGTGCGGGAGGAAAGCGGAGCTGCATCACGTCGATGCGGTCGGCATGGGACGCAACCGCAAGGAGATATGTCACATCGGGATGCGTGCGCTTCCTCTTTGCAGGGGGCACCACACAGAAATCCATGCTGTTGGACGAGAGGACTTTTTGAAGAGATATTTCCTCGAATCAGTGCGGATTGATGAGCGCATCGCGAAAGTGTATCGGCTGAAACACAGACAATGACGGAAAGGAGGACGCGACATGGACTATATTCGACAGCTCAACACATTTCTAAACATGAGCGCAGGGAACCTCCCCGGCACCCCTTTCAATGTTTACATGAGACTATTTCAGATTGCCAACATGAGAGGCTGGCCGGAGCGCTTTCCTGCATCAGACGCAGAAATCTGTTTGATGACTGGGATACGGAATAAGAAGACCATTGCGGAAGCGCGGCGCGTTCTCGAACAAGCGGGGTACATCAAAACCATTCGGGGCGGGAAGCATCAGGCGACACAATATCACGTTGTTGATCTTGTAAATGGTGTAGTAATTGGTAACCAAAATACCCCAATCACTACCCCAATTACTGGTGCAATCACTACCCCAATTACTGGTGCAATCACTACCCCAATTACTGGACACTATATAAAACATAAACGTAAAACGGAAACCAAAACGAAAACAGATAGTGCTGCAGCAGCTGACGCGTGCGTGCGCGAGGAGGATAACTCTCTCTCAGAGATAGTGCGGACGTTCGAGAATAACATCCACCCCGTCACAGGGAAGATCGAGCAGGACGCTCTTGTTGACCTCACGGACGAATACAGTGCTCTCTGGGTGACGGAGGCCATCAAGGAGGCGGCACTGTCAAACGGGCGTAGTCTGCGCTATATCACGGCGATTCTTGAGCGGTGGAAGCGCGACGGGTTCAAGGCACCGAGGAAAGGGGTGAAACAGCATGGAGCAGGCAGGAACGATAGCCGCGAGGCTCTTGAGGAACGGTATCAAGATTATCTCGAAGCCGACCGCAACCACGTCTATCCGTGGGAAGTACAACCTGACAGCGGAGGAGATCGGGCGGCATCGGGAGGAGATCGTGGAAATTGAGCAGGCGCAAGACCTCTGTAGGGGATGCACGGGGGAAGCCTGCAAGCAGCCGGCACAGGGCATGATACCAGTGGTGCACGCGTCGGACGGCAGGTTTTACGCCGCCTATAGTGTCTGCCGCCACGAACGGAACCGCAGGGAGCGCGAGAAGATTGCGCGGCTCTTTGCCTCTTCGCGTATCCCAAGGGCGTATGCAGGAGACACGTTCGCGGATTACACCGTCACGGACGGCAATCGAAAGGCGGTAGAGGCGGCACATTGGATGCTTGCTGACGGTAGAGGCGTGTTCCTCTACGGCGAGAAAGGCACGGGCAAGACAAAGCTAGCGGCGATTATCGCCAACGAACGGGCAGGCGCGGGAAAGCCTGTGCTCTTTGCTTCTGTGCCTGACCTCATGGCGGACATCCGCGCATCGTTCGCAAGCGGCGGGACGTCGGAGCGGGTGCAGGCAGTCAAGGAGACGCCATTTCTCGTGCTGGACGATCTCGGCGCGGAGAAAATGACGGAGTGGGTCGGCGAGCAGCTCTTTTGCATCGTGAATCATCGGTATAACGAGCAGCTGCCGACGGTCGTCACGAGCAATTACAGTCCAACGCAGGTCATTGCACACATGGCGACGGTGGACGGGCGCGGGAACGTGATTGACGATATGCAGGGACAGCGGATTATGAGCCGCATCTACGGGATGTGCGAGCGTGTAGAGGTTAGGGGCGCCGATTGGCGCATGAGAGGAGCGTGCTGAGATGGAATACGATATGTGGGAACAGACGAAAGGGCTGCTGGAAGAGCAAGACAACAAGCAGGATCCCGACATGACAAAGCCGCAGCCGTGCACGAGATTTCGTGATGCGGGTACGGTGGAGTGGATTGCCAAGCTCACGGAGGAGACGAACGAGGCAATCCAGGAAGCGGAAAACTATGAAATGATTTGTAAAAACGCCGCCGCAGGTACGGGCGATGTGCTCGACGCAAAGGATCGTCTTGCAGAAGAACTCACGGACGTTATCACGGTCTGCGTCTCGTGGCTTGATGCGCTCGGCTATGACGAAGCAAACCGCGGCGAACTGAATCGGCGTGTGAACGAGAAGAACGAGAAGCGCGGGTATTTCTGAGGAGGTGCGGTCGTGCTGAAAGAACTCACGCTTTACGGCGAAGTCGACAAAGTGCGGGTGGCGGTGAACCGTCTGCGTCTCCACGAGCCGGAGGAAGGCTACTACGTCGCATTCTCGGGCGGCAAAGACAGCTGCATCGTGCTTGATCTGTGCAAGCGAGCGGGCGTCAAATACGATGCGCACTACAACGTCACAACAGTTGACCCGCCGGAATTGGTACAGTTCATTCGGCGCGAATATCCCGAGGCGTGGGAGGGACGCAACATCCCAGAAAAGACCATGTGGCAGCTCATCCCAGAAAAGCGGATACCACCGACACGCTTGGTGCGCTACTGCTGCCAGTACCTCAAAGAGGGCGGGGGGAAGAATCGGTTTGTGGTGACAGGTGTGCGACACGCCGAATCTGCCAAACGCGCCAAGCGGCAGATGACAGAGACATGCACCAGACACAAAACGAGACGATACCTCCATCCGATCATCGACTGGTCGGATGCAGATGTGTGGGAGTATATCCACACTTACAACGTTCCGTACTGCAAACTCTACGACGAGGGATTTAAGCGTCTCGGCTGTATTATGTGCCCGTATGGTGGACAAAAGCAGATGAGGGAGCAAGCGGCACGCTGGCCGCAATATGCAAAAGCCTATGAGGCTGCGTTTCAACGCATGATAGACAAGCGGCGTGCGGATGGGTATACAACACAGTGGGAGACGGGCGCAGAGGTCATGCGCTGGTGGATGGGCGAGGACAACCGCATCAAGGAGAACGACGATCAGATTACGCTCTTCGGGCTGCGGATGGATGAGAGCAGCGTTTGAGAGGAGGTTACAACATGGACGAGTATCATCCATGCAAGAAGGCCGACCCGACGGCGCGGGAGGCAATCGGGAACATCATGCGCCTTGTGCGGGCGCAGAACAAGAACAAGTACCACGCACGCAAGACAACGGTGTGCGGGTACACGTTTGATAGCAGGAGAGAGGCAGAAATCTATCTTGACCTGCTCTCACGCAAGCAAGCGGGAGAGGTTCTCAGAATCGGACTGCAACCGCAGTACACGCTTCTTGAGGGGTTCCGTGATAACACGGGCAAGAAGCAGCGACCGATCACCTACACGGCGGATTTCTTCGTCGCCTACGCCGATGGGCGTAATGAGGTGATCGAGGTCAAGGGAGTGCGGACGCGGGACTATCTCCTGCGCAAGAAGATGTTCCTACACATGATGCGCGAGACGGATATTATTTTTCGGGAGGTGCGGTAATGAAATATTGCAGATACTGTGCCAACTGCCTCACAATCGGTCATTACTATTACTGCGATGAGCGGGAAATAGTTCTGTCCTTTTCGCAGATACGCCACCAGACATCGTGCTCTGGTTTTTATCCGTCGTGTATGGGGGACGTGGACACAGGGCGACAATATCGACCGAAAAAGAGGAAGCCTGTTGTATGTGATGTTGAAATTTCGTTATTTTAGGGAGGTGCGGTAATGGCATACGAGGTGAGATACGACGATGGCGGCTATTGCTGTCACTTCTCTCACGGAAAGAAAAAGTATTTCGCCGACCTGCGCGACACGTACGATCACGGAAACGAGTGCATGATTTTCCGGGATGGGACATGGAACGATCTCTATTGTCGGCGGGGGATACCTGTCACGAAAGAGCAGCTGATCTCCTGCATCGAGGAGTTTATCGCAGAATTGGAGGTGCGGTAGTGGAACTCATTGTTGACAATTTCGCGGGCGGCGGCGGGGCGTCTACGGGCATCGAGCTTGCCACAGGGCGCAGCGTGGATATTGCAATCAATCACGACCCGGCGGCGATTACAATGCATCGTGCCAATCATCCGAGCTCGAAGCACTACTGTGAGAATGTCTGGGACGTTGACCCCGTGGAGGCGTGTGCGGGGCGTCCCGTTGGTCTTGCCTGGTTTTCTCCTGACTGCAAGCATTTTTCAAAGGCAAAAGGCGGAAAGCCCGTAGAAAAAGCAATTCGCGGGCTTGCGTGGGTGGCAATCCGCTGGGCAAAGCTCGTGCGGCCGCGCGTGATTATCCTCGAAAACGTCGAAGAGTTTACGACATGGGGGCCCCTGATCGGCAATCGACCTGACCCGACGCGCAAGGGACAAACATTTCGGCGGTTCGTCCATGCACTCAAACGCTATGGGTACCGTGTCGAATGGAACGAGCTGCGGGCGTGCGATTACGGCGCACCGACCATACGCAAGCGATTTTTCCTCATTGCGCGGTGTGACGGCTTGCCAATCGTCTGGCCTGAACCGACGCATGGAGACCCGTCAACGCTCTTTGTGGCGAGCGGTATCCTCCATCCGTGGCGGACAGCGGCAGAGATCATCGACTGGACAATCCCGTGCCCGAGCATCTATGACCGCAAGAAGCCGCTCTGCGAAAATACGATGCGGCGCATTGCGCGAGGGCTTAGAAAATTTGTGCTGGAGCATCCGCAGCCGTATATCGTGGACGATCACATTGCGCCGTTCCTGATACAGTATCACACGGAACAGTCAGGGAAAGAGGTGCGCGGGCAAGAAGTAGACAAGCCGCTCATGACGGCGGATTCGTCCAATCGGTATGGACTTGTGACGGCACTCTTGATTAAGTATTACGGGCAAGGAGAGGGACAATCCCTCAGAGAGCCGCTGCATACAATCACGGCGAAAGACAGATTCGGGCTTGTCATTGTAAGAGGCGAGCCATATCAGATCATCGACATCGGCTTGCGGATGCTGACCCCACGCGAACTGTTCCGGGCGCAGGGCTTTCCGGAGGATTACATCATCGACCGTGACGCAGATGGAAAGCACTATCCCAAATCGGCGCAAGTCGCCCGATGCGGTAATGCTGTACCGCCGCCGTTTGCAGAAGCTCTTGTCAGGGCGAATCTCCCGGAAATGTGCGGCGAGGAAGAACGTGAAAGTGCATAAAGAGGTGCGATAATGAAGTATAAAGTAGAGCGGCTGGGCGTCGCAGGGACGCTTGTCTGCCAATTCGAGTACGGGGGGCGTAGGTATTTCGCGCAGGTGGATAAGATACTGGGCGGCGGAACGGGATGCACGATATGTCCTGAGAACGGGTTTGATGAACTCTACACAAAGGACGATGTTCCCTTGACGGAGGAGGGGATCCTCTCGTGCATTGAGGAGTTCGTACGGATGCAGGAGGAGAAGAAATGAACGCAATGGAGCCGATAGTTAGCCCGTGGATATTTTATTGGGTGAATGTAGTTTCTGAGTTGAGAGGGTTTCTGCTCGGTACTATAACGGGTTTTATTTGTTTTTGCATCATCGTCGCGGTTTATGCTTTTGTTGAATTTGACGACGGTTGTGAGGCGTTTGTAGAGAAATACTACAAGAGAATAAAAACTTTCGTCGTACTGATGATGATAAACATCCTGCTGCTTATCGCTATTCCGGGGAAAGACACAATGATTACTATGATTGTCGCACAATACACGACTGAGAATAACTTGAACTATATTCTCGACGTGTCCAAGCAAATCATTGAAGCGACAAAAAAAGATAAATAGGAGGCGGGTGTATGAAGCGGACGTGTAACGTATGCGGCAAGGAGTTTGAGGGGTACAGAAACGAAAAGTATTGCCAGGCCTGCAAGGCGGAAGGGAAAAAGCTGTGCTCTATGTGCGGGCAGGTAATCCAAGTAGCAAAGAGCCGATACTATTGCCCTGAGTGCGAGCGCGTAAAGGGGCAAAAACGACACGAGGTGGAGGCAAAGAAGGCAAGGGTAAAGGCAGAGGCGACGCGGACTGCCCCGCTTACGCTTGACGATAAAGCGAAGGCCGCAAAAGCGGCGGGCATGAGCTATGGCAAGTACAGTGCGCTGATGCGTGGACTGCTGCGGGTGTGAGAGGCTGTAAGGTAGCCGTTGAGTTTTGCGAAGTACGGCGAGAAGATTAGCCGACGAAACGCCGCAAAGCCACGTCACTCTAAGGACGACGGCGTTGCGAGGTTATTGTGAAGTTTTGCGAGGTAGGAGGTACACGATGGAAGAACAGAAATATCCGCAGGATGAGGAACAGAACGAGTACCGCTACATTTCGGCATCGTGGCTGGATGAAATTGCCAAGGGTCTGACAAAGGGCGCAGCGAAACATCCGGGTGAAACGTGGCGAACCATCCCATCGGATGAACACCTTTCCCGTGCTATGCGTCACATCAACCTCTACCGGATGGGGGATAGGACTGAACCGCATATCATCAACGCGAGTATGCGCCTGATGATGGCGTTTTGCACCACGAGGAATGAGGAAGTCATGGATGCTCTTGGATTCAGCTACGAGGAGGAGGTAAGGCGGGATGAAGCAGATTCTTGACGCTTGCTGCGGCTCTCGGATGTTCTGGTTCGACAAGGAACATCCGGCGGCCGTGTTCATGGATAACCGCAGCTTTGCCAAAACTCTATGTGATGGGCGCAGATTTGAGGTCAACCCTGATCTAATCGCTGACTTCAGAGAGATACCATTTCCTGACGAGAGTTTCAGGCTTGTCGTATTTGACCCGCCGCACCTGTGCAGTGCAGGAAAGACTTCGTGGCTCGGCATCAAGTACGGCGTGCTCGAAAGCACATGGCAGAATGATCTGCGCCGAGGATTCGAGGAGTGTATGCGTGTTCTGCATCCCTACGGCGTGTTGATTTTCAAATGGTCAGAAGATCAGATTTCTACGGCGGACATTCTGAAACTTCTCCCCGTGCGACCGTTGTTCGGGAACCGGAGGGGTAAGACAATCTGGATGGTGTTCATGAAATTTCCAGAGGAGGAGAGAATATGAATCTCCAGTGGAAGATGAACAATGTTGTTTGTCCACGCGGCAACATGTGCACCTGCATTGCAAAGTTTGACAACAGCCGCTTTTGGCTTCAGAGCGATGCGCTTGTGGATGTGCAGGAGTTCCTGCGGCAAGTACAGGAAATCGCACAAATGGCAGGGGCAAAGGTGGTTGAGTCCAAGTACCTTCTGGAGCAACATGGGAATTGGTATGACCTCACCGAGCGAAGCGAGAACATTGTCCTTTTCGACGAGGTGTATGACCCTGAGACGGGAACAGCAGATTACAGATATTTTGTTGATGATGGTGTTGTCCCCGCAACAGGACGGCGTCGCGTCCGTTATCTTGCGCCGGAGGAGGTTTTTTTCTTGGGAGAAGCGTAAGGAATAGCGACTACAACCGCAAAAATCGGCTTGAAGTTGCTGAATATCAACCAAAAAGCGGAAAATATGACAACTATCTACGCGAAAAACGCAATGAAGGAGGAGAGCATATGGGTAAGAAATACGCATACATCTACGATCTTTACGGTGCGGGATACTGGACTGGTTTTGTAAGCGTTGAGGATGCTCTTGCGGCGGCACGAAAGCGTGACCCTGACGCATTGACTGTCTACATCACTGAGACAGAGGAGTGGGTACCGCGTGTCTGGTACGACCGTGTGATTGATAGCCTACAAGAGGCGTGTGATGACCAGTGTGCAGGGTGCTATGAGGGATACCTTGACGACGTGTCCAAAAGCGACAAAGAGGTATTGGGCGATATGCTTACGGCGACGTTTGTACGTTGGGCGAAGGGGCGCGGCATCAAGTTTTGGGTGGATATCCCTGTAGCAAAAAAGCCACGCCTGTATGACATTAAGACCGGGCAACCGTTATGCGAAGAGAAGGAGGTTTAACATGAACATCTGGATAGGCTCGGGGCGGCTGACGAAAGACCCCGCCGTGAAGTACACACAGAACGGGAAGGCCGTCTGCAATTTCACGCTGGCCGTTGACGACGGCTGGGGCGAGCAGAAGAAAACACACTTTATCCCCGTGACGTGCTGGGAGAAGCTTGCTGAGGCGTGCGGGAATAATCTCGTTAAGGGGCAGAAGGTCACTGTCTCGGGCAAACTCACGCAGCGCACGTACGAGAAGGACGGAGAGAAGCGGCAGGTATACGAGGTGCTTGCACGAGATGTTGAGTTCGGCGAGAAGGCACGCGGTGCACAGGGGAGCACGGCGGTATCCGATGAGGATATTCCATTTTGAGGAGGGGCAAGATGACACCGGATGAACAGACGTTATACTTCTTTGCATTTCGCTATGCTCTGCCCCGACAAACGTATGCGCTGTCTCTTGTATCTAATCTCATTCTGGAGCGCGTGAATGACTTTGAGGATTGGCAGCTGCGGGATATGATCGGCGAGATTGAGCTAAGTTGGGAGTGGAACAAGGACATCCATCCGATTGACCGAGATGTGCAGCGGTTCTTTCGAGATCGGCTGCAAGATGCGCTCTTGGAACGTAGCGTAAAACAGGCGGTCTCACAGATGAGGACATCCAGTGGTAAGGAGGTGAATAGAATGCCTAAGGGACGATATTTATATAGTTTTGATGAGGAGGGAGATCATCCGCAGTTCTACTTCTCCAGCGTTGATGAGGCGCTAGAGGATGCACGGAAAAATGCAGACGGGGAAGAAAGCGTCTACATCTGGAAGCAGGAGCGGCTTGAACTTTGCGTGAGTGGCGAAGAAGTCATTGAAGACATGCGATGCCAAATTGATGAAGAAGGCCTCGACGAGGACTATCTTGAATGTCCTGAGCAATCCGCCCTCGAAGAGCTGAGCGATATGCTTACGAATACCTTCCAAGCGTGGGCGGATAAGCACGGATATGAGAAATCCATCGCTTATGGCACAGACGCTGAATTGTATGATCTGAAGACAGGACGCCCCGTGTTGGAGTGAGAAGAAAGAGCGGCGCATGACCGCTCTTTTGGTGTGTATGGACGGGAGGAACGACCTTGCTTGAGAATGAAGTAGCTTTGCAGATGGCAGATGAGATACGGCAAGACCGTAAACAGGCAGAATTCATGCTGCTGAACTATACGGAGGAGCTGAAAACATATCGCCTGAAGCGGGAAGAGTATGTACGTGGGACTGTGCAGGGCGGAGGCGGGAATCTGCCGGGGCATCCGACGGAGGCAGAGGCTCTGCGAGGTGTGAAGTTTGACGAGACGTATCCTGCCTACACATGGCTGCGTGCAGTGGAGTTTGTTGAGCGCGGACTCTCAGAGCGCAAGCGGATATTTCTTGACGCACGACGTAAGGCGTCACGCGACAAGGCAGGAAGAGGACGCAGGGCGTGGCTCGTACGCACGCAGATGATGTACTGTACGGCTATGCGGGAGCGGTTTCTCAATACGGAGTTCTTTGTGTCGGAACGGTCGCTGAGAGCTATGTGGCAATATGTTGTTGATCGTGTGGTCGAAGCGTATCTGAAACTTGAGCAGAAAAAAATTAAATAGACATGTCTCATAAACGCCTTTTTCGGTGCTAAAATGATAGTGTGGGTAGTTTGGAGATAGCCCCAAGCTGCCGCGCATTACCTCCTATACTCCGAGAGCCGTCTCAATCGAGGCGGCTTTTCTCGTGGGGCGAGATGTAAAATTCGGCGATTTTTTATAGGTCGTCGGCGGGAGATATAAATTTTATAGGGTATAGAGCGCGGTACTGCGGGAAACGCTCGGAGGACACAGCTGCGGCGGTGTCCTTTTTGTTTGCAGAGGAGGTGAGTATATGCAGCAGCTACAGGAGAATTTTTGTGTGGAATTTGTACGTTGTGGAAGCAACGCGGAAGCTTACAAGAAAGCGGGTTACAAGGTAAAGTCAGATAAAGCTGCTGCTGTTTGTGCTACCAAATTGCTAAAAAAGGCTAATATCCAAGCCCGAATTGCTGAACTTCGCAAAGAATTTGCTTCCAGCAAGATCATGGACGCTGCGGAACGGCGTGAACTCCTTACACGTTTTGCCCGTGATGAGGACACGGGAAAGACTGATCGTCTGCGGGCTATGGACTTACTCAACAAGATGGATGGTGTGTATATCAACAAGACACAGATAAGCGGGGTTGACGGTGCGCCGATTACATTCCGCTGGGAGGGCGGTCATGCCTGAGATTGTCATACCATACACGCCACGCCCGCTATGGCGTGACACGATACATCCTGCACTGACGCGGCACAGATTCGCCGTGCTTGTCTGTCACCGACGTTTCGGCAAGACGGTTGGCACGGTCAATGAGATGCTGAAAAAGGCGATACTCAATGAGCGCAAGGCGCCTGTCTACGCATACGTCGCACCGTACCGCAATCAGGCAAAGCGTGTGGCGTGGGAGTATTTGAAATACTACACGAATCCTATCCCCGGCCGCACGGTGAATGAGTCGGAGCTCTATGTGGAGCTGCCCACGCGTCATAACGGCTCTCCTGGGGCGCGTCTCTATATCATTGGAGCAGATCACCCCGATGCGCTGCGCGGTATCTATCTTGACGGGGTTATCCTCGATGAGTATGCGGATATCAAGCCTGAGCTCTGGGGCGGTGTTATCCGTCCTGCGCTTGCAGATCGGCAGGGCTGGGCGGTATTTATTGGCACACCGAAAGGGCAGAATCAGTTTTACGAGATGTACCGACATGCAGAAAAGTCGGCGGATTGGTACGCCTGCCTCTACCGTGCGGATGAGACGAATGTTATCCCCGCCGAAGAGCTCGCCGACATGAAAGCGCAGATGACCGATATGGAGATTCGGCAGGAGCTGTTATGTGATTTCACGGCGTCGGCCTCTGACGTTGTTATCCCGATTGACCTTGTGAGTGCGGCAGCGGAAAGAGAGCTGACGGAAAGGGATGTAGAGGGGCAGCCTGTTATCCTCGGTGTGGATGTGGCACGATTCGGTGACGACCGCACCGTGCTCTGCGTACGTCAAGGGCTTCTCGTCAAGGAGGTACAGACATTTACGGGGCTTTCGACGATGGACGCGGCAGATCGTGTGCTGGTTCTCCTGCAAAAGGAGCGGCCGCAGGGCGTCTTTATTGATGCGGGAGCCATGGGGGCTGGTGTGATTGACCGACTGCGGCAGCTCGGATATGCGGTGAGCGAAGTGAATTTCGGTGGGGCAGCACTAGATACCGAACGCTATGCGAATATCCGCGCGGAGATGTATTTTAAGTGCCGCGACTGGTTGACAGCAGGCGGGTCGATTCCGCAGGACGCGGAGCTAAAGACAGAGCTTTCGACGGTGGAATACCGCTTTAATACGACGGGGCGCATTATTCTTGAGCCGAAAGACAGGGTAAAGGAGCGCACGGGGAAGAGCCCTGACCTTGCAGACGCGCTCGCGCTGACGTTTGCTCGCCCGGTACATGTGCCGGGAAGCGGAAAGTACTACGAGGCACGGCGGCAAGGGAAGATTCGTCGCGCAGGGTCGATGTGAAATGAGGTGATATGATGCAGGACAACGCAGCCGCCTATAGCGCGGCACAGAACGCCATGCCGGAGGAGATCAGTCTTGAAACGCTCGATGCCGATGCGGTTAAGAAGATCATGACGGCGTTCGCAGCGGGGCGTGAGGTGGCAGATCACTATTACACATCGACGGTAGAGCCCGCGCTTTTGCGTCGCTATGATGTGTACCGCGCGGACAAAAAGTATTATCGCGGCAAGTTCCCGCGCCTCTCGGAGCTTAGCGATTGGGTGTCGCGGGATGTAAAGACGACGGTGGATTGGATGATGCCGTCCCTCATGGAGGTGTTCACGGGTGCAGATGACCCCGTGGATATTACGGGGGTTAATGTCGGTGACGATGATAACGCCCGTAAGATACAGCAGCTTCTGAGCTATTTCGTGACGCGCAAGAACAGCTTTTTCACGTTCATGTATAACTTTCTGCGTGACGGGCTGACAATCAACATGGGGTGCGCCAAGGTCTATTGGAGGCGCGAAGAAGAGCGACAACCGATGGAGGTGCTCGCCGATGCGCAGATGATGCAGATGATTCTTGCGGGCGAAGCGGCGGGGCAAGTGGAGATTAAGGAGGCCGTTCCCGTAACGCCGCTCGGTGATCTTCTGCGCGTGACGTTTGATCTCGTCAACGTCAAGGTCAATCAGCCGATCATCGAAAACATGAGCCCGTCGGAGTTGCGCTTTACGCCGGAGACACGTGACCTGCATGCGGCAAAATTCGTGGCGCAGCGGAAAGTAGTGCGCGGCGACTACCTAAAGCGCATGGAGGAGCAGGGCGTATACAAAAACGTCGATGCGGCCATGAAAAAGGCAGGCGGGAATACGACAACGACGCCGCTCCTAGACAAGAAGCACAACAGTCACATTGAGGAGATGCACGGCCAGCTCTTTGATGGTGATGATGCGTCGAAAGAGTTTGAGCTCTATGAGGCATATCTCAAGGTCGACTTTAACGGCGACGGTATCTACGAGAATGTGATCGTTCATGCGGTCGGAGATGTCCCGCTAAAGATTCAGGACAACGTGTTTGAGATGCCGCCGTTCTTTATCTTTTCCCCGGAACATGACGCCTATGCCATATTTGGCGAGGATTCTCTCACGGATACACTTGAGCAGCTGCAAGACCTCAAGACCGCTCTTATCCGCCAGATGGTGATTGCCGTCGCGAAGAATAATGTCCCGCAGAAGTTTGTTGATGAAAGCAACGTCGACATGGACGCGCTCTACGAGGGGGCAGAGATTGTTCCCGTCAAAGGCGGTATCCCGCCGCAGAGCGTGATGTTCCAGCCGCCGCCGATACAGATGGACGGCTCTGCTATGACGCTTGTGCAGTACGCGCAGAACGAGGTAGAAAGCCAGTCGGGCAGCACGCGCTACAACCAAGGACTTGACTCTTCCAGTCTCAACCGCACGGCGGCGGGCATCACGGCGATCATGGGGGCAAGCGACAAGAAGATCAAGCTGATTGCGCGTCTTGCTGCGGAAACGGCGTGGATTCCGATTGTCAAGTTCCTCATCTTGCTCTGTCAAAAGTTCGTCGATGACGGGCAGATTGTACGCCTTGCGGATGAGAATGTCTCCATTCAGCGCGAGGAGATCAATATCGACTATGACCTTATCGTCAATGTCGGACGCGGCGCCTCAACGAAAGAGATGCAGATGCAGTATCTAATGGTGCTCATCCATCAGATTTACCCGAAGCTCGAAGCAATCGGGATTGTCAATGCCGAATCGTGGTACAACGTCACGAAGGAGCTCCTTGAAACGATGGGGATCCGCTCGACGGAGAAGTATCTCCTCGACCCGAACGGTCAGGAGTACCAGATGCAGCAGGCTCAGCAGATGCAGATGCAGCAGGCGGCGCAGGAGAAACAGGATGCCATGATGCAGGCGGAACTCCAGCTAAAGCAGGACGACGTGAAAGCGAAGACGCTTGCACGCCTCTCGGCACAGTTCAAAGACCTGCCGATTGATGCACAGATTTCGGCGCTCCAACAGCTGGGGCTTAGCGCTTCTCCCGCCTCCATGCAGGAGAAGATTGCACGGGATGAGCGACTTGCAGAGCAGCACAACAAGGCCGTCCAGATGTGGCGGGAAGGGAGGATGAACGCATGGAATCAGGCGACAAGATGAAGCTCCAGGAGCGCGCCGCCGAGGGGCGTGATGCGACGTTCCTCCTTACGGAGCGGTTCTCTGGGAAATGGCTCGACGAGGTGAAAGCAAAGACACTTGATGCGCTCTGCCGTGCTCTGCCGGCGGAGCTTTTGACTGTTCAGGCGGACTACAAGGCGGCACTACGTTTCTATGAGTCGCTGCGGAGCGCAGAGCGAAGGGGCAGGGAAGCCATGAAGAAGCTGTACGAGGATAAGGACAACTGATTGGAGGATGTCGGATGAATGACTGGGTTTTTGACTTACAGAGATTTGCAGAGGGAGA